TTGTAGCCAAGCAGACAGAGTTTGCTGATACTAAACTAGGTGCTTTCTTGCTACCATTTGGTGTATCAACTAATGCTATGTCTGCTTACACTCCTAATACATGGAGAAAAGCATCTGAAATGTACAACGCCTGGAAGGGCGACGGCGAGCAATTCAATAAAGATGTAAACATGATTTCAAAGCAGTACTTATTTGATTTTATTGAAGATAATGATAGGCAACCTAATCCATCTGAATTTAACCAGATACAGATTCGTGGAGAAAAAGACGCACTAGCGATGTCTGTATTAAAGTTCGTATCATCATTAACGCTGCCACAACAGCCAAAGATGCGTACAGCAATCTCTTATTATCAAGATAGATTTAGTGAAGCAATCAAACTGGACCCAATCAATGGTTCAGAAAACTTTATGAAGGACAATCCTGATTACTTTATGCTTGCTGATAGACTAACAAATAATCTATCTGGAATTCGTTCAGACGAAACAGCCGTTGCTTTACTAGAACGTAACAATTTTGCAACAAGAGAAATAGTTACTAATATTGCAGACCTTAGCGCATTAGGCGCAGTTTTCAATGATGATAACTACGCATTCTCTAGCGCAGCAGATGCGTACCTTCGCACACAGAAGATTCCTGGCTTGGACAGTAAGTATAAGGCTAGCGAAGCATCTCTTTTGAATATGAAGTCAACTATTGTTAACAAGGGTTGGACTGATTGGTTTAAGTTAATTCAGGTAGTTTCAACAGAAATGAAGAAGCCACCGTATAACCTAGACCCTGCCCGTGGCTACGGAGACGTAGTTCTACAGCAGTACAAGGACGCTTTCATTGAGCAACAAAAGATTGAAAATCCTATGTGGTATGATGAAAAGATTAATAGTTCTGGTGGTGGCGACAAGGGTAGAATGGCTAGCGTAATCAAGGCTGTTACTATTGCTGCTAATACACCTTCAATGTGGAAAGACTTATCCCAGCAACCACGTTGGTCTGCTATTGTTGAATACATGAACTTCCGCTACGAGATTAACGATGAACTAAAGCGCAGAGATGTAGGATACGATACTAAGTCAGCAATTGACTTACGTAATCAAGTCACACTTAAGGTGTGGGAATTGCGTAACAAGGATGTAAAATTTGGTCAGTTCTATGATAGATATTTTGATGGAGATGACTTTAGCGTTATCTTTGATTATACACCACCAAAGAGGAGTAAGTAATGTTCACTGACCCAGTTATTGGTCGTAACCCTACAGCAGCACCAACGGTTCAGCCTACTCCTGCACCAAGTGGAGTCCCTGCTGGACTAGGTGTATCAATCGCACAGGCTGCGGCAAATACTAGACTGAACATTAAGACACCTACGGGTGTAGGAGTTGAAACAGTTAACTTTGTATCTAGTCTAACTAGAGCGCAGATGAAACAAATTATTCCATGGCTTGATAAGTTTGGTGCTAGTAAAGTAGACATCTCAACTATCGGTAATGCTAAGAAGTTCTTACAAAACAACTTTAATACCTATGTTGAAAATGCTGGCAATAGTGTAACTAAACTAATCCAGTTATTCAAAGATGACTATGTGCCATCAGCAGATTCTGCTGACAAGGTAAAGGCTAGTGGTGTAACTCAGTATGTTACTGAGAAGTCACCCGCATTACTAAAGCAAAATGTCGACAAGTTTCTTTTGGAAACTATCGGTAGCACTAACATTAAAGAAGAATCTCGCGCTAAGATTATGGACGAGATTAACAAAATGATTGCCGAAGGAACGACTACAACCAGCAAGATGGACAAGACTGGTAAAATAAAGACAACTCAGACCGCTGGATACAGCGAAGAGCGTGCTGGTGCTGTTGTAGAGCGTGTCGCTAAAGAATTAGAACCAGGCAAGTATGAACAACAGAAGCAACTAAACTTCTTCGAGTTTATGCAACAGGCAGAACAAATGCGAGGTGGCAGATAATGGCTGATACGCCACAACAGATTCAGTATGATACAGAACTTGAGGCATTAAATAAATTAACGGCTGGTCCTGCTAAATTCAAGGCTAAAGAAGCATTTGATTTAAAGTATCCTGATGGCCGACCAACTTCAAGTCCTAGCATGTCTGGGTTAACAGCAAGCCTTGGTTTCGTTCTTTCTAGAGCACTTCTTGATGACCCTACATATGGTAAGGGTATCGGAGGACTACAAGAGGTCTACGACCTATGGGCTGCTGGAGACCAAACAGAAGCACTTAATAAATATTTTCAGTCTAACTATTATCTTAAACTAGGTAAGACTACTGCTTCACGTTTTGCATTACTTAAGAATCAACCAGAAGTTTACGCTGCTGATGAGGCTGCCTATATTTCAGGTCAAAAGAATCGTTTATTTAAACTAGGAGTACGGGTAGATGATGCTACGCTTACTGACCTACTAAAAAAGGCATACTCTGGCAATCTTACCGATACCCAGTTAGATTCATCTATTGCATTATCAAATAATTTTGGTGGTAAGTTTGGTGGCACTATCCTTACCCAAATACAAAGCCTCAGGGATACTGCTCGTTCTTATGGGCTATCATATACCGAGGCTAAGTACAATCAGTGGGGCGCTGACCTATTTGCAAACCGTATCACGGATTCAGAAGTTGAAGATGCAATTAAAATTGAATCAGCAAGTAAGTATCCAGGATTTGCAGACCAGATTATGAAGGGTGTAACAATGGATGCTTTGTCATCTGCTTACAAATCTTCAATGGCTAATATCCTTGAAATTGATGCTGATTCTATTGGGTATGATGACCCAACCCTTATGAAGGCTTTACAATACAAAGGATTTGAAAAAACTAAAGAGGCTGGCGGTTCACAGATAATGCCACTATGGCAGTTTGAATCAGACTTGCGTTCTGATGTTCGCTGGCAATTTACAAATAATGCTAGAGATTCAATTGATTCTATGCAGTATAAAGTTATGAAGGATTGGGGATTGATGTAATGAGATACAATCCAAATTTAATGCAAGTTGATGGTGGCGGTGGTATACCAAATAACCCAACATTAACTCCTGCAGAATTACAATTAGCGGTTAGAAAACTTACTAGCGGGCAACCTTTAACCCCAAAAGAAGCAGCAGCCGTTGGAGTATCAGAACCAAAATCTATTATATCAACAGAGCCAGTATCCCCATACAACTGGAATGAAGGCCAAGCAGAATTAGATACACTTGCTGCAGAAGCACGAACAGCAGCAGATGCCGCAAGAGCAGCGGCAGCAGAATCAATAGCAAATGCTAAAGCAGAAGCCGATAAAGCAGCAGCCGACAAAGCAGCAGCAGATGCAGCAGCAGCGGCGGCGCGTAATGCAGCAGAAGCAGATGCAGCGCGTCGAGCACAAGAAGCAGCAAGATTAGCAGCGGCTCAAGCAGCAGCAGCGTTAGCAGCAGCAAATGCTGGAAGCAATTCTTCCCTGAAAGCATTACAAGACCAAATTGCTGCATTAACAAGACAACTTTCAGGAAATACTGCAGCAGATAAAGCAGCAGCAGATGCTGCCAAGTACAATGAACGCATTAGTATTTACTCATCTATGGCAGACCGTTTTAACAAGTACGGTCTTACTGGACTTGCAAATAAGATTAAAGAACTTGCTATTGCTGGTGCAACAGAGGCAACAATTACTTTACAGTTACAAGAGACACCAGAATACCAGCAACGATTTGCAGCAAACGCTGACCGCCTTAAAAAGGGTCTATCAGTTCTAACCCCTGCAGAGTATGTTAATGTTGAAGATTCTTACCGTCAAGTACTACGTGCTTACGGACTAAAGCAGTTTGACAATGATGCATACGTAAGACAATTCATCGCTAATGATATGTCACCAACAGAACTTTCCAACCGTGTTGTTACAGCAGTGCAGCGTGTGCAGAATGCAGACCCTGCTATTGTTGCTCAACTTAAGCAATACTACGGTATTGGCGCACCAGACATGGTTGCCTACGTACTTGACCCACAACAACAGTTCCAGAAGATTGAACGCCAGATTGCAGCATCAGAAATTGGTGTAGCAGCAGGTCGTCAGGGACTTACCGCTGGAGTATCAGTTGCCGAGCAACTAGCAGCACAAGGTGTTACCGAAGCCGAAGCACGTAAGGGTTATGCAACCATTGCAGACATTCTTCCGACTGCTGAAAAACTATCCGATATCTATGGGACGACATTGGACGAATACCGACAAGCCGAAGGTGAGCAAGAAGTATTCAATAGTTTGGCATCAGCGCAACGTAAGCGTCAAAAACTTACTGCACGCGAAATAGCAGCCTTTAGCGGCTCTAGCGGTACAAACAAAACAAGTCTTACGACATCAAGCGTAGGACAATACTAAAATCCTGAACGGACCTATCGGCCCCGTCAGAGTAATAGACCGAGAGTAGGAGCCAGCCAGTTTCCCCGAACTGAACTGAGGCCTGCGAACTACAACGAATAGAAGGGTGGGTTGCTATGAGCAACAACTACTGGGATGAAGATGACGACGACCTCGATACCGACAATGAGGCGCAAATGGACGGCAGTGACTTACTTAAAAAGTTACGAAAAGCCAAGCGTGCTGATGAAAAGCGTATTAAGGAACTCACTGAGCAACTTGAGGGATTTTCCAAGGCGCAGCGTGAGTCAACCGTCAAATCAATCTTAGAACAAAAGGGTGTAAACCAGAAGGCAGCGCGTCTAATCCTCAAGGATTTAGACGGTGATTTCTCAGAAGAGTCAGTTACAAACTGGCTCGACGATAACGCTGACTTATTTGGCATTGAAGTTTCTCAGAAACCAGATAGTCAAAATCTCGCTACACTACGTCAGCAAGATGTAATGACACAAAATGCCGTTACACCAGACCGAGCACAAGACATCGAGCAACGCATGAACAATGCAAGTTCAATGGAAGAACTCATGGCTTTAATGCAAGGTCAACAATAATATCCGTTCATAGTCAAGGAGACTAATACAAATGGCAAACGCCTATACAGATACCTCGTCCACCTCATTCGGTGGTACAGTAGGTGGCGCAGGTCTCGTACAGAAGGCATATGACCGCCTTCTCGAGTTCGCTCTCCGTTCAGAACCCCTAATTCGTTCTGTCGCAGATAAGCGTCCAGCAAAGCAATCAATCCCAGGTTCAACTGTAGTTCTACAGAAGTACGTTGACCTAGATGCTAAGACATCAACACTAACAGAGACAGTTGACCCAGATGCAGTAGCATTGTCAACACCAACATCTGTTACTGTAACACTTAACGAGTACGGTAACGCTGTACTTGTAACACGCGCATTGGAACTATTCTCTCTAGCAGATGTAGACCCAGCAATCGCAAACATCATTGCTTACAACCTTGCAGATTCAATCGACAAGGTTGCAATGACAACTCTACGCTCAGGAACAAACAACATCTACGCAGGTAACGCAACAGCAGTTGCTAACGTTGATGCTGCAGACACACTTGACTCAGCAGACATCCGCAAGGCTGTTGCTAAGTTGCGTTCCAACAAGGCAAAGGGCCGTCGCGGCAATGCATACTGGGTTGGTATCCACCCAGAAGTTTCACACGACCTTCGTGCAGAGACAGGCGACCTTGGATGGCGCTACCCACAGTCACAATCTGCCTCTGAATCAAGCAAGATTTGGGCTGGAGAAATCGGTGAGTACGAAGGCGCATTCTTCGTAGAGTCATCACGTTTGTACAACGCTAAGTCAGGTGCAGACCAGACAGCATTGACAACAACAGCAGTAACAGTTGCAGGAGTTTCAGCCGCATTCACATTCGGCGTTGCTTCATCTGCAGTTATCGCTACCCGCGCTGAGGTTGGCGATAAGATTTCAGGAACAGGCGTAGGAACATCTGCAAAGATTACTGCAATCTCTACATCAGGTTCAACAACAACATTTACTGTTGACGTTGCTAACTCTGCTGCAGTTACAGTATCAACAGTTCTTACTGTTACACCTGTAACACGCGTATTCGATACAATCGCATGCGGTTCACAAGCAATGGCAGAAGCCGTAGCAGAAGAACCACACGTAGTTATCGGTAACGTAACTGATAAGTTGATGCGCTTCCGCCCAATGGGTTGGTACGGCGTACTTGGCTTTGCAGTATACCGCGATGAGGCTCTATACCGAATCACATCAGGTTCATCAATCTCTGCTCTCTAGTAGTTAATTGACTGCTGGACAGGGGAAACCCTGTCTGGTGGTGAGTCCACTAAAGGAGGAGTCATGACAGATTATATCTTCGAGACACCAACTGTCGATGAAGGATTAGAAGGAGTTCAACGACTCTTTACATTCTACAAGTTAACACGTGGAATTAGTGTCATCAGAGTTAATGGAACTTACCGTCAGGTTCGTTATCCATACGATGGTGACTTGGACACTTACCAAGAAGTATATCTTGGTGGTAGCAAGTACACTGTAGATGATACAACAAAGGCAGCACTTATTGCTGGTGGCGTTGGGGTGACGGAAGCAAACTTTACAGCAATATAGGGGACACATGAATTTACACCGTATACAATCACATCCTGAATTTGTTGAAGGATGCTTTGGTTGCAAGGTAGGTACTCTTGAAATGAATACTGGCGATGCCAATAGTCAGCGGAATGCTCCTCGTAAGCGTTTTGAAAACGAACTATCTGCATATGCTAACGCTAAGGCCCAGGGCATACAGCCTGGTGGCACTACAATGGAGAAGATTCGTGAGGCAGAACGTGCCTCCGAAGTATTGAATAAGCCATACAATGCTAATTCAATGCCAGATGCAAAACACGTAAACCAATCAACCGCAGCAGTAATGAAAGAGATAGGACAAGTATAATGCCAAAAGTAGGAA